AATACTAAACACATGACTAGATCATCATGGTTACCCGATTCCGCTTCGTAAGAGTTGCCTCTACGTGAAAACGTAGATAGTTCTCGTATCGTATCGTAATCATTAATTAAAATTTGATCTTGCTCAATGAGCATTTTTAGCATGTTACAGCCTATTGACTTTACAGATTTTGTGGTTCTAATACCTTTATCGGTAGACTTACCAAACCCACCTGAAATCCTTTTACCTGCTCTGCCTGCTGATTCTGTGTGCATAAGAGTTTCGACTTCGAATTCATAGTGTAAAATCTCAGATACTTGTTCACCTATGTCATTAATCTCAATTAATGTATATGCATCATTATATTGCTTTGTAGTTCTATATATTATTTCCGCATAATCTATTGGTGTGATCATGTTATCTCTGTATACGCAAACTTGTTTATAAGGCATACTAGTCACATCTATTATTTGAAATGCTGAATAGTCCAGACCTTTTCCTCTAGATACGTCTACTACACATACATACGTATGATCATCTTTTCGTTCTTCAAGTATTTTAATATTCTCTGCTTCCGCAAGAGGTTCTTTCCATACTAAAGATTTTAGTTTAGAGCCTTCGATCAAAGTACCAGATGACCCTAAAAACTGACATTCAAACTCTTGCGAGAACTTCTGATAGTCATTATCCATCGCCGCTAGAGTTTCGTCTTTCCACTTATCGTCACGACCTGGCACTCTTTGCCAAGGCACTTCGATAAAGATGTATCCATTACGACCTTCTTTTGCACCTTCACACGTTTTATAAAAATGATTTAAACCATTTGGTGTAGAGGTGAAAAGTATCTTTGTTGTATTACCTGATGATATCGTAGGGAAGACTGAAGCAAAAAATTCATCCCAGTTCTCGACAAAGGCTGTTTCGTCAATGTATAGAAATGAGATAGACTTACCTCGAATAGCACTAGAAGAAGTAGCACCTGCAATGATCTTACATCCGTTCTCGAATTCAACGGAACCTTTGTTCCATTCAATGACCCCTTGTTGCATCCACTTTGGGAGTGCTTCATACGCTATCTTAATCCTATCAAGTATTTCACGGGCGGCATCGCCCTTGTTCGCTAATAGTGCAACAGTCTTATAATCATTGAATAGTACATAATGTAGAATTACTGCCACGGCTGTAGTTGTTTTACCTGCTTGTCGAGATGTGTTTACTGTCACACGCCTGTTGTGCGTGATAGCCTCGATAATATCTTTCTGATAATCATACATCTTAATGGGAATTAACCCATGATCAACATGTACGATTTTAATATACTTTTCGGAGAAGTAAGTGGGATCTTTAGCACATTTAACAAACTCGGTAACCATCTCTTGATCAAACTCAATGGTCATACCTTTGCGCTTGATATTTACATTACCGTTGTAACCCTTTATGTTACTTTCATCAAGCGTTGTCATTCTTCATATCTTTTAATAGTTGCTGAAGTTCAGCAGTTGATCCTACAAACAAATTATTGTTTGTTACTGGTTTACTTTCTTCTGCTTCTTCTGCTTTCACTTTCTTGTCACCCATAGACACTAAGTCTTTGTTCGCATCTACTAGCGTCTTCATCAATGTAGAAACGACTTCATATGCTCTAGGATGCTCAGATGCTTTTGCTACATCTAGCATATCCTCAAGTGCTTGAGTACCTTTTTCAATAACATTATAGAAGTTAGTTCTAGCGTAATCGTAATCACGCTCACTTCTATCATCTTGTTCTACTACTATCTCTTGTTTTGGTTCATGCTTTATGACTTCACCTTGTAGTGGTGGTTTCATAGGTTCTAATCCAAGAGACTTACCAATCTCATCATCCATTACGCATCCTCTACTTGAACAATAAACGCCCAGTCATCATCAATATTTATGTCATTATAATCTACGGTATTGTCAGCAGAGTCGGTTGGAGTTCCATTTGCAGTAAGCCCTGGTTGAACAGTAACTTTTTCTTCGGCTTGTGTTGCTTCCATTGGAGCGAATACAGATGCTTCAGCAAACTTAATAACTTTACGATTTGATGTTGGACCAAAGTAAAACGCCTTCATCGTAAAGTCAAGCGTCCAGATTAGTGAACGTCTCTCTTCGAAATTACCTTCGTAAACATCTTCTTGTGTTACACTATTAAGTACGATAGGAATGTCTAAGTACAATTCCATGTCATCAAGTATCTTAACAGTCGGTGTATATTCTGGCTGAAAGTATGGTAGAATTTGCTCTAAAATCTTTGTACCGTCTTCGTTATACTTCGTCATGATGTTTAACTGAAGATTTAAATCATATGGCGCAGGTGTATACTGTGAAGATAAAACGTTGTCTGTAGTCGCATTACCCTTGACATACTTCTGTAGCCCACCTATTTTGCGCTCTGGATTGAACGTCATACCAGTTATCTCAAAAGACATTCTTGGTAATGTAATAGCAGGTGAACGCAAGTCGTTATCTGCCTCTAGTCTTGCAAGTAACTTCTGCATAGGTGCATAGTTAATTGGGACCTTCTGAGACAGCTTCAGAGCGCCTGTGTTGTCTTTTCTGCGGATAATGATGTCATTGAATAGAGTACCAAAGACAGCAATATATCTGCGTGTTGTTTCGTTATAAAAATGATTACCAAACATTAGAAGTTATCCTCTCCAAATGGATTGCTCTCAGAGAAGTCTAAAATATTATCAGCAATCGTTTCAATTTCATTATTGTCTGCCACAGCATCATATGTGTCAACGTTCTCTAGTTTGTCTGCGTAGACGATAATCTCTCTACCCATGTATTCGTTACCAACACCAGACTGTAGATAGTAATAAGAACCAGCAGTTGCAGGCGTCCAAGTAAGTCCAACAACTACAGAAGGATCATTATTAGCAACTCCAGCAGTTCCTGAGTATGTTGTAGCTACTAGTGAGCCTTCAGATGGTACAATTGTTGAATGTATTTGTAGTTGATTGTTTAAATTCGATGCATCACTCTGATCAAAGACGTAGGTAGACCCAGCATATAAGTTTAGATATGGCGCTTCGTCTGCACCTATAAAGTATGCTTGACTTGACCCTTGAGAATTATAAGGGTTAGTAGCTGTCTTATCGTCAACTCGTACCGTGTAAGTAGTTGTATCTGGTGATACAGTAAGTTGATACTCTGAGAAGTAATCATCAATGAACTCCTGACCAGTGCGGAAGACTTCGCCACTGTATTCGAGTAATTCACAGCGCAAATCGTATGTCTGTAGATTACCCATTTGATAAAAGATTGCTTCATGCTCTACGTGCATGACTTTGAAGAACTTGCGGTTCAAAGGCATGTAAATGATGTCGCCTTCGAATGGGCGAATTTGCTCTGAGTGTACTGCAACTTCTTGATTGAATGAGCGTATAGCGATAGTCAGTGTCATGCTATCACGTATCTGTAGACCAAACTTAGATAAGAAGTCGCCTTCACCTTCAAAGCCATCGATGTTCTTCACATACATTTCTACCATGTACGCATCGTTGTATTGTGGTAAATCGTCTTCGTTTAATAGATCGTCTTTTGCTCCCAGTGTTCTAGGAACGTACCAAGTGTCTACACCATAGATACGAATAGACTCAATGACAAGATCCTCTATGAGTTCTTGCTCCATTGAGTTAGAGTAGTTTTCAAAGTAGAAATTCTTAGCCATAAGTCAATTATCCAATCATGTCTACAACTGGCAATGAGTAAGAAGAAATCATCTCTTCTTCAAGCCTTTGAATTTCCTCCCTAGCGTCTGCAAGAATTTGTTCACCGTTAAACTGAACATTACCAGGTAGTGACATGCCTACAAACTTTGTAAGGTTTGAACCCCACTGAAATTTAATTTTAGCAGTTGCATAGTTCTGCAACCATCGATCTTTATATACATCTGCATACACTGTTGGGTCAACGATACTATAGCACTCTGCTACAATGTAGTCGCCTTCTGTCAACAAACCCCAATCAGTGTCGATATGTAATCTATTGATGTGTCTGTTATATCTGATAGGCTGTTTGCCGACCAAGATTTCTTCCATAAATTGCAAGTGTTGCATTGACATGAAGAAGTGTGTCATGTTATAATTGATGAAATCATGTATGTTATTCAATACGAATTGATACTGAACATTAAACATACCTGTGCTTGCTGTAATACTAGAGCCTAAGTTAAATATATTAACTGCACCGATAATATTCTCAGGTACTGTGATGTAACCATTTGTCTTATCATCGGCTGTAATCTGATGCTTTAGGAACGTCTTCTCTGTACCATCGAAGTGATAGTCCCAGTAATACGACAAAGCCTCATCGATACGATCATCTGCTTGATCCTGATCAACGTTAACTTCAATGACTGGCTTGCCTAGTTTACGTAAGCACCATTCTTTAAATTCTTTTCTTGTGGTAGGCTGTGCCATTTCTATATCCCATAGTTAGATTACTCTACTATTTATAAAGCGTTGTAAGCGTCCACAACAGCCGAAGGCGTTGCATCTACAACTGCTTGTGCTTCTGCACGTTCTGCCACATCAGTTGTAATGAGAGGGTTCTCAATAGTTTCTTCTGTAGGCTCTGCATTAATGTCATCTGAGTATACAGTGCGTGTGATTGTAGCATCAACAGGATCAATAGTAGTAACAGTAACGACATCAGCCATCACGTCTACCATTTCCTCTGCATCTTCATCATAGACTTGTTGACCTGTAGCTTGACTTTCGACTACTTCTGCACGACCATCTGCAACGACATATTGAGAAAGACGTGTTTGCGCTTTAGTGTATTCCTGCAACTGATGATCAAATAAGGCTTGACTCTTTCTACTGTTTAGTGTATCATTGTCTATAACAGCTTTAGGATGAGCATCTTTGATTGCTTGAATCTCTGCTTTCCATACATCAATACCTTCATGAAAAATCTTGTCTAATTGTTCAGACATAACAGGATATGCTTTGGCTCTTACTTCTTTATAAGCTTCTACTTCTTTTGTGTACTCTATCTCTGCAATCTTTTGAACAATCTCTTCTTGTGTTGGTTGAGTTTGCTCGGTGTCCATCCAGTCAATAACGTCATCTCTTATAACCCATTGTGCGCCAGGAGTTAGTTGTAGTAATGCTTTTGCTATGCTCATTGCTTTATCTCCTGCGCTGTTATACTTGTTATATGACCTACGAGCATAGGCATTTCTACAGATGATGAGGCACTTTCTGATCTAAACCAAATTTCATATTTGATAGTGTCTGTGTTAGTAACATCATCGAAGTAATTCATTGATATTGGTACTTCTAATCTATTATTAGTACCACTGGCTGCGGCGTTTGTTCTCACTCCGCCGAAGCCCAAAGTGTTATGACCTAAATTCAAACTAGTATTACTAGATCCGTCATTATCATTAGTTATTCTAAACAACGTATAGAACATATCATTTCCAACTGAATTATTATTGTTTCCAGATGTTGATATAGTTACAAATATTTTACTGTTTTTAAATTTTGGGTTTATCTCAACGTAGAATCCAGTCGATACAAAACTTGTACTTCCTGTTGCGATCCTAGTATTATACATTTCACTTACGGTTTGAATTACACTACCCGCAGGCATCTTCTCATATGGAACGTGAGCATAGTCTAACTCTGTTAACTTCTCACGTATGTTAATCTCTGGTTTTGTAACTATAATTGTCATTCTTTATTCCTCTGCAACAAGACCGTTAGCCGCACTAATGCCAACTGTCACTGGCTTAGTCGTATTAGACTTTCTTTCAATACCATTGAACACTGATCTACCACTAGATGTTCCTACATGCAACTCTTTTGTTACCTTATCAAATGCAACGCCAGTAATCACGTCAGACGATCCGTATAGCGTTGCTTTTGCGTTTGGCTTAAACAACTCTTTTTCATAATCGTATATTCTACTTATCTGATCAGCCGTTGATCCAGTAGTTGAAACTTTAGCAAGTGTTATACTGCCACCGGTAAATGCATAACTACCGGTAGTCCAGTTACCAAGTCTAAGGAAAGGTGCAGTCCCAGTTAAGTCTGTAGTCAAAACAGCCTCACCCCTATACTTGCCATTTACATATCCGTATATAACACCGCTTCTTCGTGTGAAGCATACATGTTGCCATTCTTTATCTCTCGTTCGAACATTCGTGCTGAGGACCGTAGATCCGTTAACATTAAACGCTATTGTGTTATTATCGCTTGCTCCAGCACGAATACCCCACCTTGGATTACCACTTGCTGAGGCATAAGATGTCGCCCATGCCATACAATAGTCATTTGAGTCTGTTCCGTTCATCAACCAAATCATCGCAGTAAAGTCACCTGTGCCAAAATTAAATTCTGTTTTATATGGTTGATACAATCCTGTTGTGTTGTCATTCGTGAACCCACTATATGCAACGAGTTCAGCACCGGGTGCAACAGGAGTTCTTTTCAGATTTCCTACTGGCATCAAGTGAGTATTATGAATTGTTCTACTTGATACTGCTTTTCTAAGTTGAATGTTATTAATTAGCGTTGCAGATGCATTTACCTGGTAACTCTGGAAATACATCGTAGTATTACTACCAGAATTGAATGTGATGGCTCCATCTAAGTTACCGATATTACCAGACTGACCAGCAGTTGAGTATTGCTGATTGTTTATGTAAAAGCCAGGAGTCGTATACGCAACATCAATATCAACATCAACAATATAGTCTGTGTAGGGTTCTACCGTAAATGGAATCCTGAAATATACGTTTGATCCAGTTCCGTTACCTGTAATTGAAAGTTGCGTTCCAGTCCAAGTGATTGTGATCGAAGGCTGTTTAGTCCAAGCACTTGCAGTCGACCAGTTAGCCAATATGTTTGTAGTGTCTACATCAGATGCATCCGTGTCTGCAAGAGTTGCAAGCCTAATTCTACCTGGCTGAAATCCAGTATTGAAGTCTTTTGTGATTTGGCAACGTAATGCTCCAGGGCGTTGTTCATCAGCAACACCGCCGGTTCTATCTGCTTCATTTGAGTAGATAGTTAATCCTGGTGTGCCTGATCCATTTGCACCAAGTGCAATGAAATCATCAAACGTTTCGATGTGTTCAGCGTCAATAAATCCTTCTAACTGCCTGCCAGAAGACCAGTTATTTGATAGTAGTGAACTATCAGAGTTTGAAGTCAATGGAGTATCGGCTGTTGGATATGGAACGAGATACATACCATCTGTATTGTTACCGACTTGAGATGCTGACCAAATTCTACCATCTTCAGTAAACTTAATTCCTGTAACTGTGTATATATTTGTTAGATCAAATACTTCTCCAGTATGATGCACAATACATGCCCCTGCCGAATCTACACCGACTGCAATAGATGGAACAGGTAGACCATGGACATCAACAGTCGCATTAGGAACAACTTTCATATCAATCGAATGAATATTTTGCCCTGTTAAAGGATTCGTGCCGTCTCTCGTTGTGTAAGGCAACAATTGATTACGAAGACCGATGAACTTTCTTGAACCAGAGTTATCGTTGTTCGCATAGTGTAATGTAGATTCGTCTGAGCGAAAATTAATAACGTGAAGTCCTGCGGCTGTGCCAGCAAAACATACTCTTGCGTTTAGTGCATGTGTGACTCGACCAGCAACTGCGTTCCAACCACGCCACATTGTAGTGTCAGTTGCATCTGGACCAATTTCAAATATCATCCACATAGGGAGTGTAGGATCGTCCGCATCATAAATGATTGCGCCATCGTTCCACACTGCAATAACTACAACTGAAGGAAACTCTCTTCTTTTACCACGAATGGCAGTGTTTAGTGGTTCGTTATACCATGATGTGTGTGACGTAGACTTTCTCCAAGCACCTCCATCAGAGTCTAAACTGGTATCATACACGAAGATATAATTAAAATTCTTAGCAATAATTGCATTGATTGCAGACATCTCGCTACCCTTTGATAGCAAGAACTCTTTCTTGTCCATGAAAGCGGCAGTGCCGAGATCAGCGTTTGACGGCACTTGGTTAGGATTAGTTCCTATTAATTTACTCATTAGTTATTCTCCGTCAATGATACTAGTTCTGCATTGGACAATCTTTCGGGATAAAATTTAACCAACTTTAAGTGACCGTTGAGTGCATTATTGGCCTGCCAGTTATTTCCTAACGATAGAGTGTGATTGCCTATAGGCGTCAAGCCTGTGCTGTCTTGTGCTATAGGTGATCCTTGTATTGAAACGCCAAAATCATTTTCTTTGAATCCTATAGCTGTTTTCCAAACTGTGTTTTTATCTACTACGCCGTAAGGAGAACTTACTCCCAACAACGATTCCCATGCTACATCTACGTTTGATCCAGCGTTTAGCTGATTTGTGCCAGCATTGTTAAGTATGCTTATATAGTTAC